AGCGGGCGGGGGTGGATGCCAGCGCCGAGGCGCTGTTGGAGCCGGTCAGCGTGAGCATACCGCCCGGGAAAGACTTCTGGAGGATCGTGTTGCCACTGTCCTTGGCTTTGACGTCGTGCACCTTTGCCTTCAGGGGCTTGCTGTCGCGGATCATGGGGGCGACACGCAGCCGCGAGAACTTCCGGGCGTCGTCGATGGTCGGGTGCACATAGAGGATGCTGCCGGGGTCTTGGTCAATGATGTAGCCGATGATGTTGAGCTCGAGCTCCGACTTGCCGACCTGCGACGCGGCGACCATGACGATCTTGTGCACCTTCGGATCCGTGAAGGCCTGCATAGGCTCCTCGAGGTACGGGGTGCGCTTTGTGCGCCACGGGCCTGCCTCGGCCGAGCTTTCGGGGGAGAGGCGGCGGTGCTTGTCGGCCCACTCGTCCACGGTCAGGCTCTCGGGCGGGGCGAAGCGTTTGATCGCCCCCGAGATGGCGGAGTTGAGCTTCGCGGCAGCCTTCTTAGTCGTCCGCGTCATCGGAGAGCTCGCTCCATCCCTCCCGATCCCTTACCCGCCGCGCATAGACCTCGGGATCGTATTTGTAGCCGGCCAGCTCCTCGAGGATCTTGTAGACCTCGGCGCGGATGATCTCGGAAGCCTCCGCAGGGCTGGCCGCGCTGGAGACATCCACAGCCAGACGCCCGGGCAGAGCAACGAGCATCGACCTGATGCTGTAAACGAGGTCGGTCATGACGGCCTCGACGTCCTCACTGCGGTGCATGGTGCCCTCGAGCTCCTTGAGCTGGAGGGCGGCGATGTCTGCCTTGCTGCGCTTGAGGTCTGCCTCGGCCTCGAGCCGGCGCCCTTCGATCTCTGCGTCCTTCTTGGACGGCTCTCGGCCATTAGCCTTGGCCGTCAGGTATCTGATGTACTTCTGGATCGTCGGCAGCAGGTCGTAGCGGTTGGCGTTGCCGTCCTTTGTGGCCGAGATGACGCCCTCCTTCGTGAGCTGCTGGATGCGGCGGGGCGTCAGCTCGAACAGGGCCGCGATGGTCTTACTGTCGACGAGCTTGGTGTTGGTGTTCGGCATGGCGTCCCCCTCCTTTCTTTCGTGCTGCCGTGCCGCCCCACCATTTTCGTGAGGTTAGGAAAATGGTCAGCGCAGGCCCGGGCGAAGCGAAACGGCCCGAAAAAAGTTTTTGCTGTCTGCGCGTTTTTTGGGCTCGCCAGCATCGCAGGCGTTAGGGGTGCGTCACAGTACCTTCGGCCGCTCTGCGTGGCCGTGCTGGCCCCTGTGCGGCGCTGTGGCGTGGCCTTGGCTCATAGGCCGAGGGCTCGCTTCATGTGGTGGTCGAGGCGCTTGGCTGTCTCGGTGTTGATCCTCAGCATGATGGCCTCGTTTGTGCGGTCGCTGGTTATCATCTGCGGCACCGAGATGGTGGTGAGCTTCTGGATGTCGGTGCGGGTCTTGCTCATGCGTTGGAATGGGATCCAGCTCGTACCGTCCGCTTTGGTGTTGCCCGTGCCCATGAGTATATTGTGCGACCGCTGCGAGAAGGGGCCGCCCGGGGTGCGGGTATTCTTATATCGGCCGATGACCTTCTTGCTGCCCTTTAGGATCTGAGCCTTCAGGGTGTAGCTCTTTCCGGCCGGTGGTGCCTTTGGCGTCATGCCGAAGTGCACAGGAGTCAGGAGCCTGCCCTTGTAGACGAGCGTGAGCTCCTCGATGGTATCTCCTGTGATGTTGATGGAGCCCGCCATCTTCTTCGGCTTGCCCGATCCCGACGGCGTGATCTCGCCCTTCTTGATGTTGTAGACCGCTGTGATCTCTTGCGCTATCCAGCCGGGGGCCCGGGCCTTCACGTCCTTCACGGTGTTGCTGATGGCCTTGCGGCCGCCTGCCTCGATAGCCTCCACATCGGCCATGAGCTGTCGCAGGTTTTCGATCTGGATGGATATGCTGCCGCCTGCCATGGTCGTCACCTCCTTCGTGGCAAAATAAAAAAGCCGACGGGCTTCTTGCGGTTGCCCGACGGCTTTCTTGCTGTCGTTGTTCGGTTTTGGTGTCTTTGCCCGTCCGATGGTTCACCGGCGTTGTCCGGGTGTCCGGCGGTCTTTTGACATGATACAGGATAGCACGGGGCTGTACTTCCTTTCAATGGATTTTACTGCCCTTTGCTGCCCTTTACTTCCTTTTACTGCCGCGGCTCCATATCCTTCAGGATCTCGGCCATCCGCAGCAGGGCCCGGCCGTGGGCCTTGTATGTCCTGTTCTGGTAGCTGTCTATCCTCTCGAGGTAGTCCTGCCGATCACTGAACAGGACGGCGCAGATCCCGTCCCAGTCTGCCCGGTCGAAGTAGCGCAGCCGTAGCACGGCGCGCTCGTCAGGGTTTTCCACCTGCCGGATCATCGCCTCGAGGGCGGCGCGTTCTTCGCGCTCCTCGGCGAGCCGTTCCTCGATCTGCTCCTCGAGCTCCATCTTCCGCAGCACCATCATCCCGGTGCGGTCGGTTGGTGTGCCGGAGCCCCGGGGCATACCCGTCATGTCAGGGCCGGGCGGCGCTGCCATGGAGATCTCCATGCGGCCGAGGCGCTCGTACTGGTTGTCTATTTCACGGAGCAGGCCGGTGTACTTTCCGAGCCTCTCCTTGATGTCGTGAGTGATCGGCTTGTCGCTCATTTAGGTCAGGGCGTCACTCCTGTCCACCTCCTTCCTCGTCATGGTCGAAGATCCCGGCGATCTCCTCACGCGAGAGCTCCCGGCCTTGACGGACGCAGCGCACATTCTGTTTTCCTGTTATTCTGATGTACCGCTTCACGATCACATCGGTGAAGGCCGGCGTCAGCTCCATGATGTAGGAGGGCTGGCCGTATGCCTCGCAGGCTGCCAGCGTCGTGCCAGAGCCGCCGAACGGGTCGTATACACCCCGGGCGAAGTCCGTGTTGTCGACGAGCTTCTCCAACAGCTCGACCGGCTTCTGCGTTGGGTGCAGCTCATTCCCGGAGCGGGAGACGCTCAGGACGTTGCCGTAGCCCTTGTGGCCGTCGAAGTGCGTGGCGGCCCGGGCGGCGAACAGTATGAGCTCATGCTGCGAGCGCCAGCCGACGCCCATGCCCGGCGTGCCCTTGTCCCACACGAGCTCCGACTTGACGCCGAAGCCAGCGGCCTCGACGAGGTCGAACAGGTACACCCACATTCTCCAGTCGGTGAAGATGTAGGCATACAGGCACGGGATGTCGGTCAGGGCTGCCCGGATCAGGTTTTGATAACCCCGGGTGCTGAGGATGTCGTTGGCGATCTTCGGGGTCTTTCCGTCCTTGTGCTCGGTGCCGATGCTGCCGGTCGACTTCTGCGCCTCCTTCTGGCCGCCGGAGCAGTAGGGCGGGTCGGTCAGAAGGATCTCGGGTTTTGCCCCATCCAGCAGCAGGGCGCGATCCTCCGGGTGCGTGCAATCGCCGCAGAGGACGCGGTGCCGGCCGAGGATCCACAGGTCGCCGTACTTGGTGACGGGCTCGGCCGGTGGCGGGATCTCAGCGTCAGGGTCGCCTTTTGGCTCCTCGGTGTGCAGCGCCTCGGACAGGGCCGTCACGATGTTCCCGTAGTCCTCCTCGGTGTAGCCGGAGAGCATGAACGGGATCTCACCGGTGTCGAGGTCGGCGAACACTTCCGCGAGCAACCTGTTGTCGGTTGTGGCGAGCTCGGCGATGCGGTTGTCAGCCGTCAGGTCGGCCAGTTCCTCAGCTTCGCTGGCGTAGTCCTGATAGTCGACCGGCACCTCTGTCATGTCGCCCAGCTCGGCGGCCATCATGCGGCCGTGGCCCTTAACGATGAAGCCGCTGCGCTTGCTGACGGTGATAGGCCCGCGCCAGCCGGTTGCTCGGATGATAGAGGCGAGGAGCTTGATTTGCTCCGATGGGTGTTGGTTCGGGTTTTTGGGGTTTGGTTGCAGATCCTTCAGCGAGACGATGGCGTCGTGGGCACAGAACACAGGGACGCCGGCGGCGTATGCTTTAGGCTGCGCGGTGGTGATGTACTCAGCCAGCTCGGGGCTGGCCTGCGGTTGCGGTTTCTCCTTTGCCATAGTGTCACCAGCCGATCTCTATGATTTTCCAGTATTGGAGCACGGACATCATCGAGTAGTATGGGCAGCGCAGCAGTCCTTCCTCGGTTCTCACAACGACCGTCCTGTGCCCGTTGCCTCTGCTGATGAAGATGCGGTAGTGTCGGCCGTTCTTGAAGCCCATGCTCCCGTCCTCGCCTGTGTAAATGGCGCGCACTCTGAGGGGCGGGTTGCAGCGCAGCTCCTTCTCCAGTATTTTGCAAAGCTCGTGTCTATTCACGGCTTGTTCCTCCTTTCTTGAAACGGCCAGCCTGCGGACAGGTGGCCCAGTGAGGCCGGTATCCGGCGTCGGTGGCATCGGCCCCGGGGACGATCTCGCAGCTCACGACCTCGCCCCTGTTGGTGACGACCTTGTCCTTGCCGTTTGGCGTGGCCTTGTAGTAGACCGGCGCCGGGTCGCAGGGCATAGCCTTCCCGGCTGGCGTCTTGATCCAGACGATGGGGGCGCCGCAGCCGCGGCAGGTTGCCTTATTCATCCGGGGCACCTCCTTCCTCCTTCGCTACGCGCAGCACCTCGTCTGCGGCCTCGTGCTCCTGCTCGCACAGCCAGCGCCGGAGCTTCGACTCCTTCCAGCTATTGATCCGGGCCAACAGCCTGCGCAGTTTGTCCTCCTCGATCTCGTCGGTGCTGCGGGCAAATATGAGTCGGAGTTGGTCAAGCATAATCTGGACGTCCGCGATCTCCTCGACCACATTCTCGACGGCTGCGCCCATCTCGGCCCCAGCTTGCGCTCGCTTCACTTTGCAGATGGCCTTGGTCAGCTCGGACATCTCCTCGACGGCCATGTCGATCTGAGCCGTCTCCCCGAAATGCTGGATGGCTCGGGCCATAATGTTCCGGCGTTCTCTTTCGTCCATCATCTGCGCCCGGCCCTCCTTTCTTCCTGCTTGAAGAAGGCAACCCGCTGCTTCAGCTCGAGGTCGGTCTCCCCGGGTTGGCGCTCGAGGCCGTAGCGGCGGGCCTGCTCGTCAATGCCGAGGCTGTGCGCCTGCTGGCGCTGTTTTTCCTCGGCCTGCTTGATAGCCTCTTTCACGAGGACGACGATCAGGACGACCAGAAACGCGGCGAGGACGATGGCCGTTGGGATCCAGATAGGGGAGAGCACCCACAGCCAGCTCCAGTCAATGAAGCCAGTGAGCTTCAGGACGATGAAGGCGATGGCGAGCAGCCCGCAGAAGCCGATCCCGCCGCCGGCGCCGTTGTTGTTTCTATTCTCATTCATGGTCTTTTTCCTCCTTCTGGTTTTCCGGGCGCATGGGGCACCACTTCGGCGACGTCTTGATCGCTGGCTTTCTCTCGCCCGGTGGGGTGTAGCCGATGAAGGCGGCCAGCCGGGAGCTGCGCGGGCATACTCTGTTGAACGTCTGGAAGGCGTCGGGGTGTACGCACATACAGTCCCCGCGCGGCCCCTTCAGGTGGCTGTTGTTCCCGGTCACTTTCGCGTAGCTCGTCACCCGCATGAAATGGCATGAGCGGCAGGTTGGTCTCTCTTTCGTCTTCCAGACCTCCCACCTCTGAGCGCGCAAGCGGTGCAGGCCGCACGGAGCTCCGGCTTCGCTGCGAGCGCCTGACGAGCGATCTCGGTCTCCCAGCACTCGGCCCCCGCACACGGGGCAGGTGGTGAGCGTCCAGTCGTCCCGGCCCGGATCCGGGATATTGTCACGCAGCGGCATGGCAAGGATCCCGCCGTCTCCTGCCTCATGAGGGACGAGCACGCCCGGATCGTCGTCGGGGATCATGGTGTTGAGGATCTCGTCGTACTTGTCGCCGATGGCCTTCTCAGCTGCCTTCCATGCCTCGCCGTGGTCTCTGTCCTCTGGCGTGGCGACATGGGCCAGCTCGTGGGCCAGCAGTTCAGGGGCGGCGCTGATGGGCGCCTCGGCCGAGATGCAGACGATAGGCGTACTGTTGTCGTCGGGGAAGATGGTCAGGCCGAAGGCTCTGTTGCCCGACTCGTCGCACAGATCGGGGACGAACTGCGCATGGTAGTCGATGCCGGGATAGAGCTCAGCGAAGGCCCGGGCCACGATTGCCGACGGGTCGTTCATGTACGGCGACGCCATGGGGCCGATCTGCTCGTACTGCTTCAGGGCCGTGTAGGTCTGGCGCAGGGCGGCCCGGATCTCGTCTTTCTTGAAGCCGTTGAGGGTCGGCCCGTTGAGGACGAGGTCGAGCAGCTTGTCGCTCCAGTCCTCCAGCAGGTGCGTCTCTCCCATATAGCGGGCAGCGCCGGGGTCGGCGTCGACCTTCTCACGGGTGAGGGTCTTGTAGTCTTTCATGTGTCGGCTCCTTTCTGAATGACCGAGCGGGCCGCAGCCCGCCCG